GGGGTCGTTCGCGAGGGTGTCGGCGGCGGCGCGGGCTTCCACGATCTCCTCGTAGGGGCCGAACATGTCGTACATCTCGTAGGGGGTGTCGAACACACTGGCCTGGCCGGACACGTGGTAGCGGTCTTGTCCGGCGTGGGGTTCCATCTGGCCGCGCAACTGGCGGACGGGGAAGGGTTGCATGCGGGCCGGCCCGTTGGGTGCTTCGCGGCGCTGCTGCGGGGTGGCCAATGCTTGTCCGCGGCGGTGGGCGGCTTCGCGGCGTTCGTCGGCCGCCGACCGGGCCGTGGTGGTTGTGTTCATCTTGGCTCCCGGTTCGTTGGCGTCGGACTGCGCGGCGTGATACGGCATCGTCAATCCCCAGTGTGGTCGACAATGACGGGACGTTGGGCAATCTCGTCGAGTAGCTCACGCGTCCGTCGGGGGATGTCCTCCCAAGAGGTCGCATCCTGTGCAGCCACGATGACACTTCCTCGTTCCTCGGGGGTCGACCAATGCAGCCCCAGGATTCTGCCCAATCGCCGGGAAATATCGGGTGTCATGAGCCGCCCCGATCCGCCAGCAGTGCACCACGGTTGAGAATCACGAACTCTTCCCGCTGCACAAGTCCCCCGCCAGCGGCCAGCGGCGTCCCCGCCGGAATCCGGATCGCGTCAAATCCCCTCGCCAGGGCGTACCGGCCGAAATCACCGTGCATGCCCCGCACCTCCACCGGGTCGGTCTGCCAGCTGGGGGACTTGAAGTACTTGAAGAAATCGTTGTCCAGTTCGGTGTAGGTGATGGTTCGGGCCTTGGCGTCGAGTGCGTAGCGGCCTACCGACCCGACGGTTCCGTCACTGAACGATTCGGCCTTGTCGCGACCAGGTGCCATGTAGTAACCGTTGCCGAAGACGCCGAATCCGGGCTCGTAGGCGCCGCCGCGGGTCTGGTCGTGGAGATCGGCGGCCGACTTGCCGCCGGCGCCCTTGAGTCCTCGGTAGACGACGGTGTGGCCGTCGTCGGCGACGGCTTTGTCGAACTGTTCCGACGACAGGACGTGTGGGTGGGCGTCGAAGCCTTGTTTCTTGGCGAGGGCTACGAGGGCCAGGTCGCTGGGCCCACCCGTGTCTATCCATTGGCCATCAGCGTCGATGTTGGCGTTGTAGATCGCGGTGAGCATGTCGTGGTCTGTGCTCATGTCGATTCCGGATCCGGGTGCCCCGCTGCCGTGGCCGTGGGTTTTCTGGCTGTGCTGGCCGGGCAGGTGACGGTCAAAAGGGGGCCGCCGGGCCGACCACCGCCTTGACCCTGATCGGCTCCCGCCGCTGCCCATCGAACATCAGCACGATCGGGTCGGCGGCCTTGACCGCCGGCTGCGGCGGCGCCGGCTTCGGCGCCGCCCCATACAGTTTGTCGATCTCCGCCAGATCCGTCTCCGACAGCGGCGGCAGGTTGTACAACGCCCGCGCTTCAGTGTTGGTCAACGTCTTGTTCTTCAACCTCTGGTCGATCATCTTGTCGCGGGTTTCCGGGTCCATCCGCAACAGGGCATCGGTGTTGAGTTTGACGAACCTCGGGCGGGGAAGCAGCTTCGACAGGTTCTTCTCCCGTTTGATCACCGCCGGGTTCAGGTTGATGATCAGAAACTGGAGGTTCCGCTGCGTAATGTTGGCGTAGGTGATGTTGCCGGCACCCGACGCGATCGCCGCCTCGATCAGATCCGCCGGGCAGCCGAAGAACCGGCAGATCTCCGCCAGCGAAAACTTGCGACCCTCGATCCATTCCAGGCCGATCGCCTCGGCCTGCATGAAATCCAGCTCCCAGTCGTTGCCGTGGACGAACACGTCACCGGAAGCCATCGTCGCGTTGTACCGGTCCTTGATCCTGCGCGCCTCCGTCGACTTCGGATCCGAATCCAGCGGCTTCTTCGTGTTGTGCAACCTCGCCCGAGGCACAGCACTGCCGCCATACCAGTCCAGGGCGAACTGCTGCATCGTCAACGCCTCACTGATCGACCACGCAGCCAGCCCAATCGGCGACAACCCCACCGGCAACCCCGGCACCGGATACTGCCGCTCATGCCACACCTTCGACGGCTCATACTCCTTACCGTCGATCCGGTACCGGTGCTCGGGCATGTCCCGGCGCTGGAACACCGAACACAACGCCAACGGCTGCAAGTCGATCCGCGCCGGCAAACCCAACGCATTGACCTCGGTGATGAGGCCGATGGTGTTGCCGGCGCCGTCGTAGTCGAACTGCGATGCCCACATCCAGTCGACGTAGTCCCAGTACTTGCCGCCGGGGTCGACCAGGATCGGCGGCTTCGGCACCTCCACATTGAGGGCACCCTTACCTTCGCCGACCTTGCGGAACACGTCGACGGGGAACGTCGACATCAGATCGGCGCGCAGCCGCCGGCAGGCCCACACCGCACTGTTGCGGTTGGCCGTGTCGTTGGTCACCGACGCGGCGTTGACGCCACCACCGGAGCGGGGCGGCACCAGCGGCAGGCCGTCGATCAACGCGTGGCGCTGCTGCCGCGGCTGGGTGCGCGCCCACATGCTCATGTCAGACCCACCCGGAACAGCCTCGGGCGTTCGGCGATGAACGCCTCACCGGCCGCGCGCATCACCGCGTCGAGCTCGTTCATCGCCCAGTCCGCGTAGAGCGCCGACGCCGGGTCCGCGTCCGCGGCGGCGATGTCGGCCTCGGGCCAGTACTCCCAGTCCGCGACGGTAACCGTGTACTGCAGGCTGCGCATCTCGCCGCCCATCAGCGGGCCCGCCATGCCCACAGGCCCGACCCGACAGCCACCACCAAGCCGCCCACAGCAACCCCGAACCAACCCAGCCACCGCGCCGACCCCGCACCGACACCCACCGCGATGGCCACCAGGCCAAGCACATCCAACACAGTCGTCAACTGCTCACGCATCGGCCGGGACCCTCCCCTCGAGCATCAGCGCACAGTCCTCATAGTGGATGATCCTCCCACCCGCAGGCGCCCACGCATCGCAATCAGGGCACTGACCCTCCACAACCGGAATACTCAACACGTCATAGTCCATGTCCACCGGCAGCAGCAGCGCCTCCCGCACCGCCCCCGCCGCCGCATAAGCCGCATCGACATGACCGGCACCGCGGCGCACGAACCGCCACCCGTCACCCTGCTGATACTTCTGCGCCCCACCCACATGGTCGTTGATCAGCTCATCGTCCGGGTGCAGCACCCGCCCCGCCAACACCAGGTCCGCGAACCCCTGACACGCCTCGGACACCGCGGTGCCTTTCAGCTCCCGGAACTCCCACGGCGTCTCGACCTCCACCACCTCACCGTCGGGTTCCCGCAGCTCCGCCGGCCGAAGCAGCGGCGCCAACACCGCCGCCGGCCCCGACGGAAACCAGGCCACCACCCGCGGCCCGATCCGGTACAGCCAATCCTCCAACTCGGCCCGCGCGGCCTCCGTCGACGACCAGGCCGTCACACACTCGATCCGCACCCGGCCGTCACCCAACGCCGCCGCCGCCATCAACGTGACATGCGCCGAATCCGGCGCCACATCCACACAGCACACCACCCGGTCCCGCAGCTCGTCCAACGTGCCGCCGGTGTCCCGGCAGTTCCCCCACGCCGTCGGATCTACCGCCGGGTCGAACATCCGCACCCGGATACACAGTTTCTCCGTCTTGAACCCCGACAGCGCCACCCCACCCTTGGCCACCGCCCGCCGGGCCGCGGCCACCATCGGCTCCGGATCCAACCGGCGGCCCAGGTTCGGGTTCGCCTGCGCCAACGCCTTCAGGTCCGTCGGGTCCGCATACTCCGGCGCCGACCACTCGAACAGGCCCAGCCGCGGGTCGCCGTCGCCGGTGCCGATGAACTTCAGCGCCGACTCCCGCAGGTCGTTGAGCACCACACTGCGGTCCGACCCGGCGTTCGATAGCGCCCAGATCTGCGCGTCCATCACCGCCGACGTCGCCGGCTCCGACGCATCCCACGCGCTGTAGTCGTGATGCTGACGAAGCTCGTCGAGGATCAGCCGGTGTACCGTCAACGACCGGCCACCCTCCTCGTTCGACGCGGCGATCTTGTAGCGGGACGTGCCGAGCTCCGGCCGGTCCGGATCAACCAGCGCCCACGACTCCTGCTCGCCGTTGGCTTCCCGCTTCCACCGCGGCCGCGGCCGCAGACCCGCCAGATCGGGGGTGCGCTCCGCCAACTTCGTCGCCTTCGTCCACGACTCCCGGGCGTAGTCCAGCTTCGTCGACGTGCCCAGGATCAACGGCACACCCTCGACGAACTGCCAATACAACGACAGGATCACCAGCAGCTCGGTCTTGCCGTTCTGCCGGGCCACCAGCACCAGCACCACCCGGAACCGCGGCCGGCCATCCGGCAGCAGCTCACCGGCGTGCACCACCAGCCATTCCTGCCACGGATCCAACGGCCGGTGCAGCACATCCCGCGCGAACTCGACCTGGTCGAAGCCGACACTCGTCGCCGGGGTCAGCTCCCGCAGCGGCGGCGTCCACAACCGGGGCAGCGTCGAACCGACAATCGCATCAGCCCGCGCCGACCCGCTTCGCCCGGCGAGCACGGAGCTCGTCGAACTTGGAACCGCCATCAGCACCGTCACCCGCAACACCTCCCTGCCCACGCCGGCCCGCCAACGTCAACCCGGCCGCCGTCAACGCCGCAAGCAGCTTCGGACCCAGGTCGTTGTACAGGTCCGACTCCCCCTCGGCGTCCCGCGCCGCGTCGAGGAGCTGGGCGTAGCGGCGAATCAACTGGACCACCGCCGCGTCGCGGTCCGCCGGCGGCGCCTCCTGCAACGCGGCCGCCACCGCATCCGCCATCGGACCGGTCACCGCGCACAAGCCCAGGGAGAGAGAGCGGACATTTTGGCGAAGATGTCCATTGCGGACATATAAAAAAAACGGGTTGTTTTCACCATCGTGTTCTCGGTTGTGGCGTTGGGTCTGAGGTGGTTTGTGCTTTTGTTGTTGTTGGTTCTCTGGCGGCGAGGTTGCAGGGTTGGCATGCGGGAATGCAGTAGTTGGGGTCGTCTCCGGTGGTGGCTCTGCCGAGTGTGTGGTGTACCTGGGTGGCGGTTGTGGTGCAGCCGGGTAGTTGTAGTAGGCAGTATGGGCCATCACGTTCTAGTACTTGGGCTCTTGTTTTGCGCCATGCTCTGGTGCTGCCGCCTGCCCATGCCTGTGACATCTAGTCCACCATTCCTGCCCCTACGGTAACCGCTTCTACCCCGCTGGCTGTGGTGGTGGCGGCTACGAGTTGGTTGGCTGTGCCGGTGTGGTCCGCGGTACCGGCTGTGGTGGTGGCGTACGTGGTGGTGCCGCTGGTGTGGGTGTCGATCCAGTGGGCGATGACTTGTGCTGGTGGTGCGCCGGGGGTGCCGTATCCGCCGAGGTGGAGGTTGCTGCGGCCTACGCCGATGGTGTTGTGGCGTTGGTTGCCGTAGCTGGTGAGGGTGAGTGAGGTGTTGCCGGTGCGGGGTGCGATGTGGACGGCGGTTCCTCTGCCGGCCAGAACAAGGCTGGAGGTGGCAACGGGGCGGGCGTTCTTTACGGTGGCGCCTCGGCCGGACAGGGTAAGGGCGGCGTTGGCGGTGGGTGTGGCGTTGTGTACGGCGCCGCCTCGGGCGGTGAGTGTGAGGGTGCTGCGGGCTGTCTGGGGGGCGTTTCTGGCGGCGGTGCTGTAGCTCGCCATGGCCAGTGTGGTGCGGCCGGTTTGGGCTGCGGTGAGGCCGCTGGTGATGGTTCGGTAGCCGTTGAGGGTGAGGCTGGTTTGTCCGGTGCCGGCGGCGTTGTGTTGTGCGGTTGCATGTGCGGCGAGGGCGAGTGAGGTGCGACCGGTTTCGGGGGTGTTCTTGGTTGCGGCGCCTCGGGCGGTGAGGCCGATTGCACTGCGGGCTGTCTGTGGGCTGTTTTTGACGGCGGTGGCCCGGGCCGCTAGGGCGAGGCTGCAGGTGCCGGTTTGGGCGGCGTTCTTTCTGGCGGTGCCCTGGCCGGACAGTGCGAGAGCTGCACGGCCGGCGCTGATGGAGTTGTGTTGTGCGGTGCCGCGGGCGGCGAGGGCCAGGCTGGCGGTGCCGGTTTCGGGGGTGCCGGCGACTGCTGCGGCCTGGGGGATGCGGGGCCGCCGGATGTTGGATGCGAGCAGCCCCATCGGCTACGCCGGTCTCAGACGAAGTAGGGTATCTGTGTGGCCAAGCCCAAATACCCCCTGATCGTTGACCAACGATTCGGCCGGTGGACTGTCGTAGATCCATCCAACCGAGAAGCGGTCGTCTGCCTCTGCGACTGCGGCACACAGCGAAGCGTGCGGGCCTACAACCTCTTCAACACGACGAAGGGATCTCGGTCGTGCGGTTGCCTGCGCCGAGAAACGACAGCGCAGCGATCCAGGAAGCACGGACTGGGTAACGAGGACTACCGGTACCGGTTGTGGGGCACGCTCATGGGCAAGTGCTACCGACCCAGCCACAAGGACTTCGCTTGTTACGGCGGGCGGGGAATCTTCGTCCATGAGCCCTGGCATGACGCCGCGACTTTCATCCGCGAGATCATCGAACTGCTCGGCCCTCGCCCAGATGGGCTGACCCTGGACCGGATCGACAACGACGGTGGCTACGTCCCGGGTAACCTTCGCTGGGCTACTCGAGCTGAGCAGGCTCGTAATCGGCGTGAGGAGTTGTGTCACCCACGCCCGGATCATGCTGGCTCCTCCCAACATACCCAGGGCACGCAGTTGACGGTGACGCCGAACAGGGTGCGGATGCGCAGGAATCGGGAGGCGCCGACCCGGGGGCGGCGACCTTCTGGGAACCAGACGCCGTAGCCGGCCTGTGGGTGTACGGCTTGTGGGTCGAGGATGGTGGAGGCGGTGATGGTGCCTTCGGCGGAGGCGTTGTAGCCGGTGGCGGTGGTGCCGGAGACGCACAGCGATGCTGGGGCGAACGCCGATTCCCACTTTTCGGGTGACAGTGCGGTGACGGTGGCGGCGACGTCGGTGTCGATCAGGGTGACTTCGCCGGGGGCTTCGGTGGAGACGATGCCTTTGCAGGAGATGCCCCAGCCGTGGATGCGGATGTCGGTGGTGGATGGGGTGGCTACCTGCAGGACGGTTTTGATGGCTGCGGTGGTGGCGACGACGGTGACGGCGTGGGACGTTTTCGGCACTGCCATGAACAGTGTTCCCACGGTGTCTCCTACAGGTAGTTGGCGCGGCCGGCGGGGCTTTGCCGGGGGGTGCGGGGGCGGCGGGGCGGGGTGGCCCGTTCGGGGTTGCCTTCCATGGCGATGCAGATGAGGGCTTTGAAGTTGGCTACCAGGCTGAGGGTAGCGGTCATAGCGCCGGTTGCCCCGGCTACGGCTTTGCCGCCGGATGCCATGGCGAAGCCGCCGCCGGTGCCGGCGGTGGCCCAACGGTCCATCTGTTCGGTGACGTTGGTCAGGCTGGCGTTGGCCCAGCCGGTGGCGCCGGCGCCGGAGTTGATGTCTTCGCCGGTGGAGAAGCCGTAGAGGCAGAGGCAGTTGGGTGCGGTGGTGGTTACGCCGGGGATGGACACCGACGTGTCGGCGGTCAATTCGGTGGTGGATCCGACCTGGTTCCACGGGTTGCCGATGGTTTTGCAGCCTCGGACGACGGCCATGATGCCGACTTGGTGGTCGCCGATGTCCGCGAGCGACGGGGCGGTGTCGCCGTTGACGAACCGTTTCCAGATCACCGACAGGCGGGTGGTGGTGCCCGACGCCACCGGCTGGTTGACCAGGATCGCCCAGCCGGTCGGGGCGGTTACGGTGTCGGCGTTTTCTGACTCCCGCCAGGTCAGACCGACGTCCCCGTCCACGGCGGTGTAGCCGGCGGGGAAGTCGCAGGTCATGGCGGCGACGTTGGACGCGAAGGCACCGACGCCCACCACCCATGGCATGCCCACGAACAACTCCTAGTCGGGGAAGATGCCGGTTTCGGTGACTTCGGCGATGTCGGTGGCGCCGATGACCTGCTCAAAGGTGTCGTTGGCGGCGAGGTGGTGGGAGTCCGGTGTTCCGGACAGGGTCCAGGTGAAGGTGGCGCCGCCGGCGGATGGTGTGGTGAATATCAGCGAGATGATGGCGTCGGAGTCGGGGTCCATGCGGGCTTGCATGGTGTATCCGGGGTCGACGTAGCCGAAGTCGGTCAGGTCGCCGATGCGTAGGGCGACTTCGGCGTAGATGGCGTGGATGCCGATGGCCGGTGAGGCGTCGCCGGAGAAACCGACGCGGAAGGCGAGGGCGTCGAGTTTGGTCTGGGTCCAGTCCTGCCGGTTGGCGCCTTTGACCATGGCGCAGCACCACGATGGGGTGGTGGTGTTGTCGAAGTTGCGGTCGGGGCCGGCGGCGACGATGTTGTGTTCGGTGACGCCGTCCCAGGCGCGGAAGCCGAATCGGGCCGAGCGCCGGGGGAAGCAGCGTGGCCCCAAGCGGGGGCATGCCGGCGTGAGCCGTCCGCGGGCGGAGCCGGACGCGACG